ATAGTAGTGTTTGACACTATTTTAGTGTTTTTTAGTGATAAATTAGTCCTATTTGTTATTTATATTGGCGTTGTTTATAAATATCCCTGTTTTTTGTTTATAAATAGTGCCTGCTGGCGTTTTTTCGTGCCTATTGGGGCAAAGAAACGCCTAGGATGCCCTTTCTTAGAGCGGAAAGGCGGTTTCTAGGCGTTTTGATTGTCGTTTGATGTGACGATAGCCGTTTGAAGGTAAAACGCCTTGGCGGGCCGTTTCTGTGCGTTTGAACGCTATGCGTGAAATTGACGCATTTTTTGACGTTAAAACCCTTTGTTTATCGTTAACGTGATGAATCTCACGCATAAAGCGTGATTTTCACGCATTCTGTGAAATTTACGTTAACGATATTCATTGGGTTTTGCCGCTTGGCATCGTGGTTGCTTTAGTGGTCTCGTTATGAGCGAATACGTTCCTTCTTCCATCCTAACCACCACCACCATGCCTGTCGTGAAGCATTCGACGGGGAGCGCAAAGTCTCAATTGGACTCTGCAATCTCGATTCTGTCTGTCCTGTCCGAAAACGAGACGGCAGAATATTGGAAAGCCAATCGGCAGCAAGTCCTGTCCGCTTTCGGTAGCGTAAGGACAAAGAGCGCAGACGGTGACGCTACTAGTCGTGGAGTGGACTTCGGTTCTGCCAGTCTGTCTAAGGTCCTGAAGCATCTCAGCACTCCCAAGCGCGAAGCCGCTCTTCTATCTGCCGCTTGGGCTATGGCATCTGCATTGGCTCTTAAGTAAGCGATAGAACTAGAGCCTATTGTAATACAATAGCGTAATACAATAGGCTCAATTCTGTCTCTTGCCTCTTTCTAATATAGTCGCCAAGTGTTGCTTGTCCCGTGTTGTGTTGTGTTTAGCCTTTAGGCTTTCACACTCTTTCACAGATCACAAGCCACACTCTAAGGGAACTTAGTTTGGCGCATGGTTTTCTAGTGTGACTCTTTACTTTAGAGTCGCCAACACTATAAATACCGAACTGGCACTTGGATGCATACGCACTTTCTATGCACTTTCGGCATCTAATAAAACCAGCCCGCTTCCCTCTGTTGTACAATAGCTATTCGACGTGAGTCGTTACGTCACGAGCCAACACAACACGCAAGCACTTATGTGATAGTGTTACAGACATAACACTAGACACAAAAGCGTTATGTGTGGGTTACTATTTGCTAACCTATTTATAAATAGGCGCGAAGAACTTACCACACAATGACGCATAGTTTCTGGGATTTGATTATCCTCTGCAGTCTTCTTTCTTCTCAGTTTTCTCTTATCCCCTCAGTCAATTCCCACCGTCAAATCCTAGAAACTATGCGTTCTAATCCCACAGCCGCATTTGACAAATCAGTGCAGGCTCAAACTCACCTCCGCGCAACACAAGCCACAAAGCAACTCAGCAAGCTGGCTATAAAGTACACGTCCAAGCGTGCTGCAAAGCACGACAAGAACTCGTGTCACAAAGCACGTGCTTGGCGTTGTAAAGGCACGTTTGCCGTATCGTCTTCGTTAGTCAAACTCAGTAAAATTGATTGGATTTAATATGACAAACAAACAACAAAAACTAGGCGAGATAATTATCGGCACAATCGGTTCCGTTTTGACGTTTATTGCACTTTGGTACTTCGTCAAAGCAATCGTTTGTTTTGATAATTAAACAAACAAACACAACGCGCCAGCGTTGTGCTGTGATCGAGTAGTTTGATAGAGTTTGATAGTTAGATAGTATAACAAAAGCCTTGTGTTCTGCAAAGAGCACAAGGTTTTTTTTCGTTAAAAAGCTAAAGATATGAACAAGCTAATTGATATCAGGATCGCCAATCTGGCGGTCAACCTTAACTGCAACATCTTCGTTGACGAAAACGGAGACATATGTCTCCTTCGTAAGTTCTATAATGACGAAGGCGTTAACATTAAAAAATATGATCCGTACGATTGCAATTACTACAGCCAAGAGCGTTGGCTCAAGGCTATTGAGCAAGGTGAAGCTTGCAAATTAATGTGTTAATATGAAACAAGAACCACAAGATAAAGAGATAGACGACCTTGAAGAAATACAAGCCGAACTTCGCCTCTACGGTGATGAGGCCGTTAGTGATGATAGTGCCTGGGATATGGGACGTTATGAAGAGTTTTAAACTATGACAAATCGTTGCTTACGTTGCTTACAGCTAATCGACATCGACCGGAAAGCATTAGGCTTCTCGCGTTGTATCTCTTGCCAACCACAATGGACCTATAAGGGCGCGTTGAACTTTGGCCACAAGACAGGCGGAAGTATTCAGCCTATGCACCCTGACGTGTTCAAGGTGCACAAGCGCGTCACCGCTAGAAGCGCAAAAGGTACAAACGGAAGAGCTTTTCAAACCGGTACAACTAACATAACAATCAAAGATGCATAATACAACACAAGACGAAGAAACGCGTTTATTCCTTTATTGGGACAAACGTAAAGATAAAACACCACAAGAGTTTTATGGAAGTATTGGTATACAGCCAAACCACGAGTTCATATATGAATCATTTGATCCATCATGGCTAACTGCGCAAAATAACGTAGTTCTTCTGATGCCTATCGGACATCTCATCATAGGACAAGAAAGATGCGTTGCGCTTTTCAAGTTTCAAAGCGATCCCTCAAACAGAATTATCTTCGTATGATCGTAATCATTCGCAGTCTCGACAATACATTCCACTATTGCCTCGTTCCTGTATGTAAATCAAACAACATCCATGACTATATAAACCACATCAAACACACTCACATTATGTGTCTTGACTTTCATCTAGGCCCAGAAGAAATAGGTCAAATTCTCGGCGGTAATTAACCCACAAGAGTCTCTACAAAGCACAAGCCCTCTACGGAGGGTTTCTTTTTGTAGAGCTTTTTTATTGTCGAGAAATAACTTGGCACTTCAAGAGCTCTATCGCTTTACCGTCCCGTTGGTGACAGTGAAATGTCTAAGGTCGCGCGATCATAAACATCCCAATAAACTACCAACATTCAAGAAAACACAACATGAGCACTAAGAACCTCGAACTCGTAGCCAGCTTTGCTGGTTCAGTATTCACCAGCGACAACGACGGCAATCCCGTCTTCACGACCAGCGAACGTCACGTTCGCAAGACTGCCAAGTCTGCAGAGCGCACCGTCAGCTTTCAGAAGCCGGTTCTGGCCGTCTCTAATCTTGACTACTGGATCAAGCGCGGCGAAGCTCTCGCTCAAATTCCCACGGAGCATATCACCAAGACCAAGAACGAAGACGGTTCGACGACTGAAACGAAGCGCATCTCTAACTCCCTCAGTGATCTCGTCGAAGAGCACCTCAATGACATTGCCGAAGATGCTAGCGAGGCTTACTTGTCAAAAGGTAACACCCCGGACTTTTTCGCCGCTCACATCTACGGTGTCAGCGCAGATCGTGAGACTGAGAAGTCTGTCCTCAAGAAGATCGACTCTATCCGTTCTGAGATCGGTTCTATCGTGTTCTCCATGGCTGGAGAATGGAGCGACGATGTTGCCCGTTCTTTGGGCGTCTCTGATAAAGAGGCCGCCATCGCCAAACAGAGCAACCTCATCGGCTCGCTGGCCCAGCTTCTCGCCAAGGCCAACGAACTCAACGCCGCGAAGGCGAAGCGCGAGTCCAAGAAGGCTAAGGTCTAATTCTTTTTACTTCGTAAGGAAGTAAATCTGCAGTCAACTTAAATCACAGACCCTGTAGGAGTAAAATCCTACAGGGTTTTTCTTTTAGGTGTTTCACATTTTGGCATACACGTTATGCCAAAACTTGGCACACTTTAGGCTCTTTGCCTTAAATAATAAATGAAGTTCTCTCTAAACATAAACCAAACACACAGCTTAGTTCTCAGTCCGCAACTTCAACAGAGCCTCGCGCTTCTACAAGCACCGCTCTGTGACTTGCACGCGTTGATGACCAGCTTCATCAACGATAATCCTTGCGTAGAGCTTCTCGACAAGGACATGAGCGAAGAGGATATCCTCTTTCGCAATGACAAGGCAGAACTCCCAGAAGATATGCAGTGGACTTCTGCCTATCCTTTACCACAAGTAGAAGAGTTTCCGCTAGAGAATAATCCCGGTCGTTCGGATACGCTGGAAGAATACTTAGAGCGTGAGCTTCTCGTTGCCGGTCACGACATCTCAGTAATTCATCTCCTCGATGATAGATGTTTCTACACAGGCGAGCTTGACTCATTGACTACGCCTCAACGTGATGCTTTGCGATTCATTCGCACTCTCGAACCTCGCGGCCTCGGTGCATTGGGGTTGGCAGATTGCTTGTGTCTTCAGCTCTCACCAGACAGTCTCGCCTACAAGATCCTGCAAGACGACGAAGACTTGTTCACTCGTCGCCAGATCCCTCTCCTAAGCCGCAAATACAACGAAACATACACAACCATAGAGAACATCTACAAGGAACTCGCAAAGCTCAACTACAATCCAGCGTCTGAGTTCACGACATCTATCTATCAGCCCAAAGATCCAGAGATCTTTCTGCGCAAAGACGGCACGATAGATATCCCGCGCGAACGATTGCCTGTCTTTCAAATCAATCAAAGCGTTCTATATTATCTCGACAAGCTGCCTGCGGGCGAGAGAGAATACATCCGCGAAAAGGTAAAGGCCGGGAAGTTTCTTATCCGGTCTATCATGCAGAGGCAAAGCACACTCTACAACGTCGCAAAGGCGATAGTAGATTATCAACAAGAGTTCTTCAAGACCGGCAACATCAAAGATCTCAGGCCGCTTATCATGGCGCAGATCGCCACCGTCTGTGAGATCCATGAGACAACTGTGTCTCGCGCGGTCCATAACAAGTACATATCCACGCCACGAGGCAACTATGAACTCCGCTTTTTCTTCACCTCAGCCATAATAAACCATGAACAAAACACTATGCAAAGCAACCTCAGTGTTAAGAATCAGATAGTAGACATCATCGCATCCGAAGACAAGTCACGGCCACTAAGCGACGAAGAGATCTTCGTGCTGCTTAAGAACACAATCGCCCGGCGCACAATCGCGAAGTACAGAGCAGAGCTAGGCATTCAACCAAGTCACCTAAGAAAAGTCTATGCCTCAACCAAATGAAAACACAGACGAAGAAGAAAAGCTCAACACCTATCAACTCTGGGGATTGTTGTTCCCATCCTGTGCCTGTCATGTCGATACAGAGCGCAGTAACTTCATCCGAAGAACTCCTGGGAATAATCTTGCCCATGCGATTGTTACTACAAATGAAACAGCGGACTGGGTCAAAGCTCGTTGCGCAGGTGAGCATATCCATATTCAGAGAGTCGACGAAGATGGACTCAGCTACAGCGTCGTGTGGGATGCAACAGAATGGAACCTATCCGACGAGCGCAGAAAGACGCTACGTGCAAACCACCTTGCCTCTGATGTATCCTATATCCTCAAGAAAGCAGAAGCCTTGCGCATCGAACTCATCAGCGACTCCCTCTCAAAAGCCAAGCTCTTTACCCGGCAGAAAGCAAACGAAGTTGCTATCGCAATCACAGCCCAAGGCGAAGAAGTCTATCTGACAAAATCCCGACAGCTCAACGACGCTCTCAAGGGTGCGTTCAATAATATCAACTGTTACTTTCCGATCGAAGAAGTCATCAAGATAGTAGACACTCGCGGTGTCGTAGAAAAACTAAATCAATATGAACAAACAACTACAGAACAAGTGCAAGAAGGAAGCGGCCCGGTTGAAGAACAAGATGGACAAGGCCACCAAGAAGAACGTCCTGTTGAGACAGGGTCTTGAAGATCAAATGTTGGCGTTGCAAAAGAAACTAACGCCTCTTCTCAACAAGAGAGACGCAATCAACAAGTGCTACGTGCAGCTTGACAAACCCACAGCAGAGAGCATTGTCTTCGGCGAGTACGTATCTCTCATCTCACGCACGCCAACCGCATATGGTTTCAAGAACGCCGAAGAAGTGATCGCGAAGCTAATGGATCTATAACATGAACATATTCTCAACGCCAACGGGGATAAGAAAAGCCCCATCTACAGAGCCTACCTATACAAGCAACGAGGATCGCCTACAGCAGACCGCCCTCACGACCGCAAGATCGCAGGCCAAGAAGCTCACTGATCTATACCGCAAGGAGGCTTATGATTGGGACTTCCTTCAGAAGGAATTGTCTCTCGCCACAATCCCGACAGTCAAGCTCGATTATGCCACGCTGTTGGGGTTTCTCCAAGGCTGGGTCAACGCTGCCCCGTCGCGTCAACAGAAGGAAGCTCTTCGCCTCGCAGAGGAGCTTGCGCTAAGAGAACGCAGAACCTATACAGCCATCGACATCAAACTTCCCAACGGCCTCGACTTCAAGCCGCAGCAGAAGAAAGCCATAGGCGCATTGCTTGACGTGCTCTACAACAACAATCAAAGAGGCGCACTTGTTCCTCTAGGCACAGGCAAAGGCAAGAGCTGGATCGCAGCAGGCCTTGCACTGTGGCTACAGAAGCATGATCCGAAGAAGTTCTGTAACTTTCTCGGTCTCTTTCCGCCCATCTTAATCATCACGAAGAAGTCCGTGGTGCTTGACTTCAGAGAGACACTCAAGAATCTAGGTCTCGAAGCTGTTGGTCTTGCGGTGGATGTGTGGTCATACAACGAAGTGTTCTCTACGAAGAACCGTAACTTCTTCAAGGAAGAAACGATAGAGATCTTCGGGCAAGTAACTAAGGTCGTACGCTTTAACCTGCCCGAAAGCGCAGCACCGCGACTCATCATTCTCGACGAGTGTCAAGAGATCAAGAAGGAGAAATCAAAAAGAACTAAATATCTCGACGCATTCCTTCAGTTCCCATCTATCAAGTGGGTCTTCACGTCAGCCACGCCCGCCGTCACAGTGTGGGACACGATGTTCATGACACTCGCAATGGGCGTGTCTTATGGTGCACGGCCCATAAGCAGAGAGACATTCCCAGAGTTCGCACGCACTCTCACACTCGGCGCAGATCCGCGCAGCGCAAACGCTGCCGCCCTCGAACGCTGGGGCGCAGCTCTCGGCGACCGATTCGTCAAGCCACCGGGCGATCCGCAGAAAGTCAAGGCTCTCAATAAAGTCAAGCTCTTTGAGATCACTGATCCGATCAATCAGAACATGATGAAGAATGCCATGAAGAACTACCTTGAATCTCTTGAACGCACAGGCCGCTCTATAGATCCACAAGGTCAAGTCATGGTTGCATTCATGGTGATGGCTCGGGCAGCAGAGCTTGCCACCGTAGACACGTGGGTTGCTGATGCAATTCATGCCCATCAAAATGGCTATGCGCCAGTCATAGCTATTCGTTTCGTCGAGACTCTTAAGGAGCTAGTGATGAAGCTCTGTGAGTCTGACTATTTCAAGAGCAAGAATCTCACACAGAAAAAGATCTCTCTCATCTGGGGTGGCAATCGAGAGATCAAGATAGAAGACTTGCTCCCTGAAACCCGCGCGGCAGAGATCGCAGCCAAGATGGGTATGTGGATTCTCGACAATCAAGAGGAAGCGCGCAAGCCCAAGGCTGAAGACATCGGCATCTCGAAGGAAGAGTTCCGCGCTTTCCACAAGGGAATCAAGTACACCTCAGAGAGAATCTTCCGAGAGATGACGAAGGACTCCTTTGCAAAAAGGAATGAGAAGCTGCGAGAGATGAAACTCCACAATCAGAACCAGAAGGAACGACACGAGAACGTGCAAGACTTTCTCAATGGCGCGACTGAGTTCTGTATCTACACTCTATCCTCCGGCGGCACAGGCATCTCACTAGATCATCGCTATCAGCACACTAAACCCCGCAAGGTCATGAGCACGATGACCTATTGGGCAGAGGAATTTGCACAGGCTCTTGGTCGCTGCGTGCGAATCACTACCTTGACAGACACAACACAAGAGATCTATGTCCCCGAAGGCACAATCCTCAGTGACCATATGGCACCTAAGCTTGCACGAAAACTCAAAAGCGTAGATGCGATTGGTTCATCCAACGTCGACCTCGCCGGAGAATTAGAGATAGCTATCCGCAAGCGCGCCGCCGTAATCAAACTAACAGAAGACGACCTCGCCGCGAAGGAATCTACAGGCGTGATCGAGACCGACGATGATGACGATGATGATGACTCTGAAGAAACTCCTAACAACTAACTATTATGTACGAAAAAAAGAACAATCCAATAGGCCGCAAGAACTACTACCTCACGATCGAGCAGAAGCAAGAGATCAAAGATTATGTGATAGCGCATCCTGAACTCTCACAAGAGAAGATCGCAGCGCACTTCGGCGTGTCTCGCACCGTCATCTCTAACACCCAGCGCACGCCATCTAAGGATGAACGCTATGAGCTAAAGATTGCACAGCTAATGAAAGAAAATGAAATCCTCCAAGGCAGAATCACAGCACTCCACAAACAACTCCTTAAGAATAGATAACATGCCCAATCCAAAACGCAGCACACATTTCCTCACCAAAGCAGAGCGCACTTTGATTAGACAGTATGCCATCAATAATCCCCACCTCACGCACGAACAAGTCGGCGATCACTTCGGCGTGTCTAAGAGCACAGTCCATAACATCAAACGCGAGGCACAGAATCGCGAATACTTTGAGAAGAAAATCAGTGAGCTAACTAATCAACTCACCAAAGCCGCCGACACTATCTTCAAGCTACAGAATGAAATCCTAGCACTAAAAAGAAGATGAGTAACGTTCAACAAAGCGAGCAGTACAAACCAAAGCATAAAGTCGGATCGCTTGACGAGGCATATCTAAAGAAAGATGAGCTGATGTCGACGCGCAAGGCGATCATGAACTATAAGCTAAGAGATCCGCTGCCACCTATCTATCGTAAAAACAAAACTAAAACTAAAACTAAATGAACATCCACGCAAACGTCCTCAATACCACAGCCGCCGACAGCTTCCTCGATAACATCCGCAAGGATGTGTTGAAGATCACAGGCGATGCTCTCAAAGACAGCAGCATCCACAGTATCGCATCATGCTATGCCACGCAAGACCCAGCGACCAAGCGTATGCTAACGGCCGCAATAACCTACGCCGAAGAGAGCCTTCAGAAATACAACGTCCTTATCGAAGGGCCGAGCGGCACAGGTAAGGAGTTAGTAGCGCGTATCTTATCCCACAAGAGAAAGCCTCTCAAGGCTATGAACATGGCGGGCTTGACAGATACTCTATTCCAAAGCGAACTCTTTGGCTATATGCCCGGTGCCTTTACCGGCGCAAAGTCTCGCGGAGATGTAGGTTTCCTTCGTGCAGTTGGCAAGGGCACTGCGTTCCTCGACGAGATAGGCGAGCTGCCTCTGGCGCATCAAGCAAAGTTGCTGCGTGTGCTGCAAGATAAGACAGTCTTGCCCGTCGGGGCTGTCGATCCTGTGCCTATTCAATGTAGGTTTGTCTTTGCCACGAATCGCGACCTGCTAAAGATGGTAAAGGAAGGAAGCTTCAGAGAGGATCTTTACTTCCGCATCAACGAACTCGGGCTGAAAACATTCTCTCTACAACAACGCGGGCTACAAGAAGTAAGATGTGTAGCTTCTGCCATCATCACAGAAGAAAACTGGACACCGATCGGCGAGCGCGAACACTTCGGCGACGAGACATTCCTGTTCGGTAATGTCCGTGCCCTTAGGAATCTATTGTTGAAGCGTGAGCTAGGTGAGATTGAATTGCCTGAGTATGATAAGGAGAATGAACTATGAAGAAAGAAACAATCACTCTAGCTGAGACACCCATCACAGACAGTACGCCGCACACCGTCGGCGACCTCGCTGCGGTATGCAGGAGGTTAGAGCGAAAGCTCGCGGCGACTCGACAGTACTTAACTGTTGTCACGAATCGAGCTAAGCGTTTGGAAGAGGCTGGCGACTACATTAGAAAACATTCCAACAACGATTGGTGGTGTGAAATGTGGGACAAAGCGAAGGAGGCCAAGCCGTGAACAACACGCCAAGACTAATAGATAAAATCTTTCTAAGTGAGAAGGACGATTACGTTCACGACAATCAAGAGACAAAGATAAGAGAACTACGAGAGCGTATCAATAGACTAGAGAGACTCGCAGAAGAACTCGCTTATGAAGACTGCGCGTCCAGTAGAAAAGATATATGGCAAGGCTTTAAAGAATCTCAATAAACTATGAACATATTCACCACAAAATTCCCAGACCCACCACAGCACGACCCAGTCGACTTGATGAAGCAAGCCGACCATCTACTCAACAAGACAGAGCGCAAGCAAGGCTGGCCATACTATGATCTAAAGCACGCGATTCAGTTCGCGCAGATGGTCGTGAAGTTGAGTAAGATACCCAGCAAGAAAGCCACGATCAACACACTCACGCTAAGACAACAGCCTCAGACCGTGCGTGCTCGCCTATCACAGGGCAAAGCATTCCTCGTAGACAAGGGCGCAGGGATTCTTAAAGGCGCAGTGCATGACGACGATATCCCTGTGATCAAAGAGCTGCAAGAAAAGGTGCAGATCTCTGTGCGCAAAGTCAACCTCATCATTGAACTCGTCGAGCCTGTGGATAACATCCTCGACGCAATGACTCCGCTGATGGGCGGCAGCGATGAAGATCCCTTTACATTCAACGAAGAGATATTCCGCGATCAGATCGCAGAGTTCATGAACAGCGGAGAGATCGGATCGCAGGCCAGCTGGCAAAACTACACCAGCAGCGCAGAGAAATATGCCAGACAGCTTGCGCTACAAGACAACACTATCCTGATCGAGACAACGCCCACCGAACTTATCGTGATGAAGATGAGTGAGGAGATGTTGAAAGGTCTGGAATAGAAAGGAATCACAGTGCAAATCTTCCTACCCTACGCAGACATCGAACAGTCTGCCCGCGTCCTCGATACACAGCGGCTTATGAAACAAAGGGTCGAGAGCTATCAGATTCTCAACACCCTACAAGGTAAATCAAAAGGCTGGGCTAGCCATCCAGCAACCAGAATGGTCAAAGACTATCAAGCGTGGCTCTGTTTGTATAGCATCAAGATCTGTCAAGAAGCCCGCCGCCGTGGCTACGTTGATAACCTACTCCCTCACTTTGAGAAAGAACTTCTCACATATCCTTATGTCATCCAGCCACATTGGCTCGGGTCTTATCTACATAAGACACATCAGAGTAATCTGATCCGCAAGAAAGCAGACTACTACAGACCACACTTTCCAAATGTCCCCGACAATCTACCTTACTTCTGGCCACCGCTATGAAATCTCTCATGCTAGCCATAACAATCCTCGCTACAGAAACAACACTCATCGCACTGCATCAAGACTTTGAAGCAAAGCTCCGAGCAATCAGTCAGATCGAAAGCAACGACAACGACAAAGCCAAAGGCCGCCACGGTGAACTCTCACGCTATCAAATCAAACGCGCCGTCTGGCGACAGCATTTCCCTGACGAGAAAGATATGCGCCATGTTCCAGCAGAAGCAAGGCGCTGCGCTAAGGCGCATCTATGCTGGCTTGAACTCAAGCTCTGCCTCGCCCAAGGAACCAAGCATCCAAACCCGCGAGATGTTTACGCCGCGTGGAATATTGGACTTGCGGCTTACTCTCGCAGAGATTACACTCTTGCTAAACTCCCAAGCACTATCAGACAAAGAGCGGATAGATTTACAAACCTATATGAAGACTATAGAAACTCCCAATGAGATCCCCATCAATGCCACCGTCGAAAAGCTAGAGCAAGCCCCACCAAAGAAGCATTACTTCTACGCCTATCAATACAGCTTCAACGGCGCATGGTTCTCGACCATGTTACACGACACGCCGGAAGAAGCGTTCAATGACATGAGAGACTCTGGAATCGTACACAAAAAACTTTGTTGTATTGTTCTATAACCTATGAGTAATCAATCTCTCAACGAACTCGATCTCCTTCTCGGCCTACCTAAGCCAGTCGAAGAGATGACAGACAAAGAACTCGAACGCTTTCTCCTTCAACACTTTCCCCATACACGTCCGACCGGCACCGATCTCGCTTCGCTCCTTAACGATCCTCTGCTCAAAGGCATAGACGTTCAAGCCATCATCAATCAGACGCAGAACTTTAAGTTCAAAAAATAATCTTGGCTTGGGGTTAGCCTAAAAAGCCCTCTCCTTTAATTATGAATCTAAACTTTCAAAAAGACGGTTGGCAATCCTTTATAAAAAATTCTACTCATGATGGAATCGCACAAAATCTTCATGTTTCTTGGAACACAGTAACGCAATCATATACTAGCCATCAAGAAATTGATCAAGCGATATTTTCTTTTCTCAAAAATATAAATGCAACAGATAAAGTTCTCGATTTCGGAGTGGGCTTTGGGCGCAATCAATCTTATCTTCAGAAACTATTTAGAGTAGTTCACGGATATGATCTGCCTGAGATGCTTGTGCGGACTCCGGTTAAGAATCTATTATTTGATGATCTGAATAAGCTTTCCGATAAATATGATCTTCTCTATGAGGTGACAGTAATGCAACACATGCCACCTAATGAAGTGATCTATTGCTTGTTGAAACTTGCCACGCGATGTAAATATTTTTTCACACATACTCGAAGTTATAATGATTTCTGTAGAAATTTTGACAAACAAATCGGCGGTGTGAATATGTATAACCTCATCGGGGCAACGAATGCCTGGGTGCCAGTGATACAAACAGTAAGCAATCCTCAAAACCTCAACGACGAATCTCACTATTCGGTGTTATACAAATCCCAAATCCTCAATGAAACTATCCTATAAAGACCTGCCGCACGAAGGAATCCCAAGCGTCATTCCCATCAACGCTTCTGGATTAAAGATCTCAGCGTGTCCGCGCCGTTGGTTCTTCACAGTCTTCCTCGGCCTCAAGCCTAGAGAAGACATCACCGCCTTGACGGTGGGTAAAATTATTCATAAGTTCGCAGAGAACGTAGCCTTTGATCGCAGCGGAGAGAAGTGGCAAGATGCTTGTATGGAGGCATTCAAAGCGGCGAAGGAGAAGAACCTCCCAGTAAAGGATCAAGATCAGATTCGCAAAGCCCTCACGGCTGCGCCTTTGTCTTCTCTCCCACAGCCTCTAAAGTTCGGCGACAATCGAGGAGCTGAGTTTCACTTCAACATCCCAGTCGTCGACCGGCCGGGCTTCGCATACATGGGCACAGTAGACGTGCTATCTGCAACGCCCGCCGGAATCGTTCAGATCACCGACTATAAGACCACACGCAAGTACGCATTCAAGGACGCAGTCGCGGGCTACGAAGGCGACACGCAGTTTTCTTTCTACTACTATATCTTCAACAAGTTTGCCTATGATATCTTCAGAGACGATATCAACTATGCAAACTCTGCATGGTATCGCCGCATGGTGATCCGCACGTTGATCGTACAGATCTCTCTGCCAGCCCCAGCGTGGAGGCTTGGCCCAGAATGGAGCTTCACAGAGGAGCAGTTAGTTGAATTTGGGATTGAGGTTAAAGATAAGATCGACACATTATCCAACGATATCAACGAAGCATTGGCCCACGATAAGCTCCCGCCGCCTAGTGGCAAGGCTTGCAATGCCTGCCCGAGCTGTCCCTTCAAGCGTATCTGCTTTGCACAGAACGCCGTGCAGCTTGAACTCTTTTTGTCGGAGTGTTCTATAACTAAGTATGAACCTCTGGCTTGGTAAAACATATGACAACTACAACAATCACATCCCCAATAACGCCACCTCCGAAACCTCAATGGCCTCGAACTCTGATCGCCCTCGTGGGTCCGAGTGGCTGCGGCAAGTCTACATCCTTCCGCAACGTAGATCCCGCACGCACAGTTATATTCGATGCCGAGCGAAAAGGTATGCCCTTTCGTGTGCGCGACGACAAGCTCGTCGTTCCGATCGACAGCTATGATAAGCTCACGGTCGAGCTGAACAAGCTGAAGAAAGACACCACGAAAGATCTCGTCGTGATCGACTCTATCACCGCCGCCATCGACCAGCTTCAGGTCAAGTGTGAGATGATGTATAAGGGTTTTGATATCTGGAAGAACTACAATGACGGCATTCAAACCCTGTGCACTAACCTTAAGAGTCTCGATAAGACTGTCATCATCACCGGCCTTGAGGAGATCGTTCCTATTCAGGGGTTGGATGGAAGTATGACAACTCGCCGCCGCCTTTACGTACAAGGTAAAGAGTGGGCAAACAAAGGCATCGAGTCTGAGTGTCTCGCTGTGTGGTCTGTCTATGCGAAGAAGGAGAAGGGTTCTGATACAATCCAATACTTCTTCGCCACTCAGACCGACGGCGTGACCACCGCGAAGACTCCTATCTTCTGGGGCTTGCCTAATCCCATGGAGAATTGCGTCGTCAAGGCGTTGAACAAAGTAGCAGTAGAACTTCTGAAGCCTTAAAATTATGAGCGAACAAACTGAACCCATCAGCAAACTATATCCCGAACAAGAAGCCGAGATCCGAGTGATTCTTAAAGTCAAACAGAACTCTGACGGCACGATTACTGGTTATGTCTATAGCTTCGACATCAATAACTACGAAGGTCTTATACAGAACGCTACTCAACTAGTCCGACAGTTTGAATTTCAATATGCCACAGATAAGATGATCGAAGTAACGATTGATAATATCCGCAAAAACAGGTCCACGAATTGGCCCATAGAAAGCTCCTCCCCATTTGTCGGTGACCGTTAAACAATAAAACAAAATAAATTAAAATGAAAAAAGGTACTGAAGTCAAGATCGGATTCATCCCCGCCAACGTGTACAAGGTTCTTGTTCACCGCACCGAGACCCGCCAGAGCGGTAAGGGATTCAAGATGGTTGTCTGTGAGTGCGAGATCGTTGCGCCCGAGACTGCTATCGCCAACGGTACAACCTATAAGACCCTCGGTTCGAAGGGCAACATGTACATCATGTTAGAGAACAAGAACGGCGTGGACTCTGCGCTTGAGCTTCTTGCCGCGCCACTTCAAACGCTCGGTCTGTATGACAATCTTCCCGAAGATTACTCCGACGTAGATGTGGCTGAGGTTCTCTCCTCGCTGCAAGGTCACGCCTTCAATATGCTCGTTCAGTCTCAGCCCGAGTATGTCAGCGACGATCCCTCCAACAGCCGCGATCTTAAGTTCGCC